AGAATGTTATCAATTTTATGACTATATCGTAAATGCCGGATTTTAGTGTTCGTCATATTCTTCTTCTTCTAGACCACTTTCTATTATTTCTTCACACGGCTCACACGCATAATTTCCTCTACATACGTAATTTAAATCAAACGTATAAAATGATTCATTACATCGGATACATCGCCCCCATTCATACCTGTTACACATGCTACATATCAAATAATTATCTTTGTCTACTATCAGTTTTTTTATATCACAGGTCTTACTGCACGTTTCACACTTACGAATCCCTATACAGTCATAACATACTAGTTCTTTTAGATAATCGTCGTCATATTTCAATTCATATGATGAACACGGTTTGTAACAGCGAGCGCACGGAGACTTTTTCTCGTTTTCCATTTTTATTACCTTTCTGTATTGGTATTATATAATATCAATACAGGAATGTTTTTATACTTTTTCATTAAATTAATTTATAGATCCAGGTCCATCATATAACGCAAAATTACTGTAAATACAGCAGCATGTAGCAAAATACCTATGGTACTAGGACATCCACCTGATGGGGACGCTACCGAACCTAGAAAACGACTAAAGAGTTTATTTGTTAATTTATAGGTAATTGGATTTACCACAATTAAAAAAACAATGGTCGTTAAGAGGGTATAACGCCATTTGTCGTTGGTAGAAGGCTTTCCGGCGCATTTTTTACAGTCTAGGGCACAACTCATTGTTATAATATTTGTTTAGATATTTTTTTATTCATATTCATTAACACCTTTATTAACACCTTTATTAACACCTTTATTAACACCGCCAATGTTTTCCGCAATCTAGACACGTTACGAAAATTGTCGCCGGTTCATCCGCACTACGCGTCTGCATCTCATAATGTGTACAACGCGTTGATTTACATTTTCGACAAGTATACATATTTGTAGTTGCTTGAATATTATCACTATATTTTGATGCATCCCGTTTCATCTTTTTCTCAATCATCAAGCGCCACTTTTCTGGATGAAAATCCTGATGCGTCATACTTCCCACCTTCTTTGAATCAATCTCACCCAATTGAACCCGTTTCAAAAATGTCTCATTTTTTAAATTCATATAGACAGAACGCAAACGATCAACATAAATAATCACAAACTGAGGATTTTCCCATTTTTTAACAATCCTTTTCCTACCCGCCTCTTGTAAAGCATAATTAAATACTCCTTTTTCCAAATTAACGGCAATCGTATCATCCTCGATAGACAATATGCCGTGCATTTTCACACGAATATTATCTCTAAATACCTCCGAATTTGTTATTTTACTCATAATAATTCCTTTTTTTATTATGAATACGACCAATATTTTAAATCAATTTTGTATTAAGTATTGTTTTCAAAACTTACGATATTTCTTTCGCACGTTTTGTTTGAGTCAACGTTTTTTCTCGGACTTGTTTGTTATCAAAGAGATTCATCGCATAATGTGTTTGAAACATTAGATTCTCTTTTATTTCACCTATTGATTCACGATAATTATCATATGCTTGTTCATATTCGTCGTCATCTTCATAATCATCTTCATTTGGCTTTGCTTGTATTGTCTGTTCTAACTTTGGTATACACGCGTTTTTACACGGATTTATTGTTTTATGTATCGCATGTCCTAGTTTGGCTCCATGTTTATCAAAACCATCCTTGTATTTTACGAATTCTGCATCTCCTACTAATTTGTTTTCTTCGTTCTTTTTTTGCTCTTTTACGTAAAATATGCCGTTTTTCTTATCCGTTGTCTGAATAAAACGATTTATTTGACTTTTATCATCCATACATTCGAAAAATATCGTCTGCACATTGTCTGCTAGACTTATTTGATTATGTGCTATTTTATCATAATTTCCATTGAAAAATGTTTCTATACGTTCACAAAATCTACTTGTGAAATCTGTTATTGATTCCGCGTCCTTACACGTATTTGTTAAATAGAAATTTAATGTGTTATTGTGGCTATTTGTTGTATTATGATGGTCATTTCCTATAAGTGGGATCACTTCCTTTATTACTTCTTGTATTATTTTATTCGTCAGATTGGCTTGATTTTCATGGAGTCCTGTAATCATTTTATTCGTATTATTTTGATTTTCTACCTGGGTGGATTGACTCTCCATCTGGTTTTTTAAAAACATTATAAACATATCCTTCATCTCTTTTTTTTCCATGAGCATATCTTTTTGATTTTCAAGCAATAAGTCAATCATGTTATCTTTGATATCTTCTTTTTGAGTATCTACTTTCGGTGTTTGTTCCTTGTGGTAATCGCATTTTTTTTTGTGACCACATAATGAAGATGCGTGCTTATAACTTTTTCCACAATCACACATATACACTTTTGGAGTTTTATCATTCGGATTAGTTAGTATTTGATGTTTACGGGTAGATAAATGTCGAGTATAATCTTGTTTATTAAAGCATTTAAAGTTACATTGGTCACAAGTAAATGTCTTGGAGTAAATGGGAGTAATTTTATTAGTCATAAGTTAGTATACTATACTAACAGAAAATACTCCTAAATATCCTCCGCATAAAATATTTACATATTTAAAAAAAATATAGTGCAGCCATTTTTTCATTCTTGTTTTACAAAATAATGCATTATGATGTAAATCTAAAATTTAACAGTTTTTACTGTTGAACATTTCCAGCCCATGTCTATTTTGGAACTTTTTAAAAAGTTCCATTTCAAATATATCTCAACTATTTTTGTTTTACCTTTTTTATAGAATCTAAACATAGTCTTCCTCACTTAATTCACTATCACAATTAATGTAATTTTCTTCTATACTGTGGGTCGTTATGAAAACATTCTCTATTTTTTTAGCAGCACGTTTGGGTTGGACACGTGGTTTCATTGGTTTTTCATCATCATCATCATCATCATCATCATCCTCATCATCATCATCATCCTCCTCGTCATCATCATCAACTTCGTCTACTTCATCCTCCTCATCATCCTCCTCATCATCCTCCTCATCATCGTCATCCTCTACTACAAAACCATCGTCTTTTGAATATCCCTGTTTTGTTTTATTTTCTGTATCCTCATCATCATCGTCTTCTTCGTCTTCACTATCCTCATCACCAATATCTTCAAAACCACCAAACAGTTTTTCATAAATGACTTTCCATAACGCCACATTTAGGTCTTCCATTTTATTCGATTTATTTTTGTGTATTAAAACACAAGGTCCAAAAAATAGACTATTATCTACTGGAGGTGGAAAATCGTATTTGTTTTCCTGTCCGGCACGCCCATCTGTTTTCGCATAGAGTGTTATGCTCGATTTCTTTGTGATATTCCATGTAGTTTGTTTATCTGATTCTGTTAATGATTTCAACGTTTTTACCGATTTATAAACATTCTCAATATTACCGTCTTTAATATCCAACTCCTTCAAAGTTCCCGTTTTTTCAACAATTACAACAAGTACCATATTTTGATTGTAATTAATTTAGGAGTTGTATTTAAATTATTTACACAATTAAAATAATAAATTTGTGTCTATAATATATATATAATGGGAAATAACCACGACAAAACAAATAATAAACAGACTGGCGGAACGCGTGCTACCCGAAAAAACATTTACAAGGTTGCTAAAAATAATAAAATGAATGGTGGTGGTTTCTTGGACACCTTTTTCGGTGGTGTAGAGAATAAACCTATTGATGAAGACACACCTGATGATGCTACACCTGTTGAAACACCTATTATTACTGGAACACCTGTTGAAACACCTGTTATTGGTGAAACATCTGATGAAACACCTGTTATTGGTGAAACACCGGATGATGTAAAACCTGATGCTAACAAAAAAGAAGAAGGTTCCTTCTTTAGTTCAATTGTAGAAAGTGCTGGACAAATACTTGATGCTGATAAAGAAGAAGAACAAGAACAAGAACAAGAACAAGAACCTGTAAAATCACCTTTAGACACAAACCAAATTTTGCGCAGTATAGCCGGCTTAACAGCAGAGATTGTAACATTACAAAAGATGTTACTTGGTGAAACTGTGGAACAACCGTCAAGTAGTGTTCCAATGACAATGAGTGACCTAGACGTGAGTCCTGAACAAGTTGTAGACTCCAGCCAAGGGCCATTGGGAATGAGTGACCCAGATTCCACTCCTGAACAAGAACCAGTTGTAGAGTCCAGCCAAGGGCCATTGGGAATGAGTGACCCAGATTCCACTCCTGAACAAGAACCAGTTGTAGAGTCCAGCCAAGGGCCATTGGGAATGAGTGACCTAGATTCCACTCCTGAACCAGTTGTAGAGTCCAGCATTGGCCTAGGCGAAACAGATGGCGAAGAAGAAGGTGAAGATGGTGAGACTCTTGGACAAGGTGATGGTCTTGAAAGTAAAGAAGAAGGAGATGCTGCTCCACAACCAGGAGGAAAAAAAAAGGCAAAAAAGAACACAACTAGAAGACGCAAATTATTCGAAAAAAAATAAGAAACAATAATAAGTTTATATATGAAAATACAATTCTCATTTTTCATATATAATGTCCTATCTAATTACAATTATAGCCAGTTTTATCATCATATATTTAGCGGATCAGTTAATACGATATTTACGTGATACATATACCGTGAAAAAAACCAAGGATGTAGTGGGTCACCATATAGACAAATATAAATCGATGATGAATGAATTCCATGAAAATAATAATGTTCAATCTCAACCTGTCCAAGAAAGAGAACCTGAAGGTATAAAACTCACAAATACCGATTTAATAGACATGAGCGAAGAGCTAAATGCTCTTATTACAGAGGATATGCTACAATAAATTTAATAAAACAATATAGAAACGTGACTATAATAGTATGTACCCAAATAAATCCAGTAACAAAATGAAAAACCTATCCTTTAACCAAACCAGTGAATTAACCCAACGGTTACCTAGTTTTGAACTTTCCTATGAGACAATTTCCCATAAGAAAGTTTCCAATGAATATAATATTACCCTAGCCATTCCTTATGGTAAAAAAGCATTAATATGGTTCACCTATTACAAAACCAAAAATGTATGTTTTTTACTAGAATTAGGAAAAGACAAAAAAGTATCGAATGTTTCCATGGTTTCAGAAGATGTGCCTTTAAAATTAGCACATGGAACGATGCTATATGGATGTTTATGTGATATTCCCGATTCCGCCACTGTATTTGTTACAGAGGATATTATGTATTATAAAGGAATTAATACAAGCAAACAACCATTTTGTGAAAGATTCAACTTTTTATATCAATTTATGAACGAATATCAAGATATTTTAACGAAGCTTGAAAACACATATATAACAATGCCTGTATTTTGGACCATACAAACAAGTGAAAACACCATTCCTGATAAATATAAAGACATGATTCCTTACAATATCCATCATTTACAACATCGTTCGAATAAAAAAATTATACCCTATATGAATTATCCCTGGGCAAAGAATGCGATGCCTACCATATCAAAAACTAACATTGTTGTACCAAATAACCTTCTCTTTATTCCACCCGAATTGCCTCGATTTAATTTCTCGAAACCTCAATATAAACAAACGGCTATTTTTGAAGTAAGTGCCGATTTACAAAACGATATTTATCACATATTCGCATTTGGTAAAAAATCGGAACGTGTATATTGCGGAATTACATACATACCGAATTACACGACCAGTAAATACATGAATTCCTTATTTAGAAAGATAAAGGAGAATGAAAATTTAGACTATTTGGAAGAGAGTGATGATGAAGATGAATTTCAAGATACGCGTTTCGATAAATTTGTCGATCTTAAAAAACGTTTCTCGATTGAATGTGTATTTAAACCCAAGTTTAGAAGATGGGTTCCAATGAAAAAGGTGGAAGGAAAACCATCGATCGTTCATATCCGTCAACTATAATCAAAAAAACAATAATATATCTGATTAATATATATTATTGATGCCTATATTACCCCCACTTCATGATGCTGTTGTTGATAATGATCAAGATAAAGTCAATAAATTGATTAAGGAAAGCAGTCGTGATGATATTAATACAGCCCTCCACCTTGCTATTATGAATAATAACCTAGATCTATACGACGTTTTAATTGAGAACAATGCTAACATAAATTCGAAAGATGTAGATGGTAATACTCCCCTACACCTTGCTATTCTATATAATTACCAAGATATATACAACGTTTTAATTAAGAACAATGCTAACATAAATTCGAAAGATGTAGATGGTAATACTCCCCTACACCTTGCTCTCATTCATATTACCGATGATTATATTCCCTATAATTTGATTATAAATGGGGCTGATAAGGAGGCGAGGGATAAAAACGATAAAACTCCCCTCCATATTGCCGTTGAAAACAAAAAATCTCTCATGGTCGGAGCATTGATTAGTAATAATGCTATTAAGGATGCGCAGGATAAACAGGGTCGTACCCCCCTCCATATTGCTGCCGAACTAGATAATATAGACATAGCCGAACGTTTGATTATAAATGGGGCTAATAAGGATGCGAAGGATAAACAGGGTCGTACCCCCCTCCATATTGCTGTCGCATACAATAATAAAAACATGGCCGAATTTTTGATAAAAAAAGGGGCTAATAAGGAGACGGCGGATTCATATTGCAAAACCCCCTTACGTCTTGCTTTCGAAAAAAAATTGGACAATATAACCGATATTTTGACTAAAACTGGGTGCTCTGCTGCAGGTGGAAAACGAACGACGAAACGTCGTTCTAAAAAGAGTAAGAAAAATAAAAAGAAATCAACAAAAAAACGTCAATCAACACGTAAGACACGTAAGAGAAGACAAAAACGTTAAACACGTATATTCATAGATAAATCACTATCGTTCGTAATAGTCAACGATAGTGATTTAGATAAAACACAATAATATATCTGATTAATATATAATATATAATGTCTGATACCGTGTTACCACCTTATCAAAGCGATACTAACCCGTCATATTTAACAAGAGGAGGAACATATCACCCTTCAGACTACCACAGCAATGACCAAGCAAATATACCTGGTTGCAATACAGGTCAATGTGGCGGAAAGAGAACATCAAAACGTCGTTCAAAACAAAGAAAGAACCGTACAATTCGCAACAAGAATAAGGATAAAAAGAAACCAATAAAAAAACGCACATATACAGGACGTCGCAAGACACGTAATAGAAGACATAAACGTTAAACCTCTGTATCCATATCTAAATCAGCAATATTAATCAAACATTTCTTTTTTTCGATAGGTCCACATCCCATTTTTTGAACTTTTGGGTCAAATACGTGGTTCCAAGTTTTATCGCTTGCCCAGTCAATATTCATCCCTTTATATCGAACACTATCTGTGGATAATATTCGATAATTACACTTTTTATAAAACCGCCGTCTTTGTTTCCATTGATTTTGAAAGATGTCGTGCCGGTCAACAATATCGACTACAATAGGATTATCGTGTCGCACACGTAAGATACGTCCAACAGATTGCGTAATATCTGTTTTAGGAGAGGCCATAACCAAAATAGATAGACTTTTGATATCAAGAGCCTCTGCTGCCATGGCGTATGTGGCCAAAACAATTTGTTTATCTTCGGTTTCTTGAAGGTCGACTTGTTTCATACCCCCAACATAATAGCCAACAGTGGCGAACCCCTTATGTGTAATGGCTTCATAGAAGTATTTCAAAAGAGACCGATTATGAGCCAATACCATAATTTGTGCTTCATTGTTATTCGCCTGACTTTCGATAAATAAATCGCTCATAATTTTCACAATAAAATCGCTTCTTGGACCAAATTCACATAATTTCGAAATCATGGTGCTATATTTTGTCTGTCCTCTAAAATCAGTTTCTGTTTCATTAAATTGTGGGTCAGAAGCAATATATTCCACTGCGCGAACACAGACAGGGTCTTCGTCTTTACGTTCCTCTGTATAAATTTTCGGTCCAATAAACATGTATAAAACACATGTTAGTTTGTCTTTTCGGTCTACAGTTGCCGAAATACCTAGCATATTGGGACTTACTACACGAAGGAGTGTTTTGGAAAATTGTTCGCTGCCTATACGATGAACCTCATCAATAATGGTAAGTCCAAAACAATCGAAAGCGTTTTCAGGTAATGCGCGGTCATATAATGTTTGCAGCATACCAATGACTATGTCTTTACCCTCAACGTCAAATACAGGTCCTTGTATTTTACCGATGTGTGCGCCTGGTAAGAATTCGGCAGCACGGTCAATCCATTGGTTCATTAAGAATTCTTTATGAACAATGATGAGTGTCTTTTTTTGTATTAATGAAATTATTTTCAGAGCCATGACCGTCTTGCCCCGACCGCAAGGAACCTCTAAAATACCCCCATTACCTATTTTTTCAGAACCAACACATATGGGTTTTTTTACGTGGTTCATATAGACATCAACAATTTTGTCTTGATAATCGCGCAAAGATTTAGGAAATTCTACATTTATATCTTCTCCTTGTGTAATTTCCGAACGATTAGGTAATCCATATCGTTCAATTCCATAAAATCGTGGAATATAAATTTTTTTAGCATTTTCACGATAGACAGGAAAAGCACCTTGGTCTGTTTGTGCATTATATACCGGACCGATAGTTACAGGTTTCACATTTAATTCTTCGTGTAAAATCTTTTGATCTTCATCACTTAATGAAGACCGTAATATGGTATATCCTTTTTTCCCCAAATAGGATTGATTACGTATCGTTTCTTTATAGTCATCGGTAAGTTCAAATCGTTTTTTTTCCACGGATGCCTTCGCGCGCATATTCATTTTTTTTCGCCGGTTCCATTGTTGAGACATTTAGTATAATTATTGAAGTATATTAATTTATATCTATACTTTTTCAATTTTGTATTTATTCCCACGATGAGGAAAATATCGTTATATCCTATATAATGAATTTTAAAAATTTAATCAAAACGATTAAGCCCGCTGAAATTCTTGTTTTAGTTGTATTCATGTTATACCTTGTTTTTCCTATTGCTACACCTAGCGCCATGTCGCCTTATATAGAGTCACCTTTAGGATTACTTGTAATTTTCTGTATTACTGTATCACTATTTTTATATTCCCACCCTGCTTTAGGTGTCCTTTATCTTTTGGTCGCATATACTCTATTAAGACGCAGTGCTGTTGTTCAAAATACAACTCGCTATGTTCAGCATACAAAGTCGGACATGGAAAAGCGTGAAAATATTAGAACGCAGGTAGAGGAGGCAACCCCCGTAGAGGAGCCCCGCAATGTAGATGTCGGTGCTGACCAACCTCTTACACTAGAAGAGGAAGTTGTGAGAGACAATGCTCCTGTCGGTCGCAGTGAACCTATCCAATATTTACAGACAGGTTATAAACCCGTAGCAACGAGTGTTCCTGGTGCTTCTCGCATGTAAATTTTCATCAAAATATAAAAAACTTGAACCGTTTTTTTATATTTTTATTATTATTTTGCTTCATCCTTTTCAATTTCATTAATGGGCCAAAAGTCATCTTTCGTATCATTCGACTTCTTGGAACTAATTATAATATATCCGAGTAGGGTTACGATTGAGATGACTATACCATAAAGTATAAACTGTTGTCCCATCCAGAAAAACATTATTATTAGTGCTAGTAACAAAACTTTCATTACTGCGTCAAACTTGCCCATAAATGCCGTTCTAGCCGAGTATCCATTTGTATCAAATATTACGAAAAGAAACGATAATATATATTGATAGATGGCGGGTATAATTGAATAACTCAATCCAGTGAAAAGTAGAAATAAAATATACATAAACATTGTTTTTAATGAATTATGTGCGGCGGAATCTTGGACAAGACTGCTAGTTACTGGAAGATTATATGTCTCAACTTCTTCCGAGTCAATGGGAACATAATCACATTCCATCCATTCACCGGGGGTAGATGGTATTAAAATTGAATAATCCTTTGGTTGAATGTCGAAAAATGATCTGTTATATTCCATAGCGTGTAATTCTTGTGAGCGTATACTTATAGGATGGGCGAATGTGACTACTTGTGCCCCTGTTCCTAAAGTACTACTTGTATATTCAACATACTTCACTTCAGGTATATCTTTTGCGAATATAGCTGCATTAAAATCAGCTGATAATGTTTGCGTATTGGACATGCCGGCTTGTATTAAAGCATCAATACCACTATTCGATGGACCAGGACTTGTGACTACTAGTGGAAAACACATGTAAAGAATATCCGTACCATTTGCTATATCTACATTTTTAATAATGAGTTGTCCATGATCTCCACCACTTATTTGATTGATTGATGTAGCATCTCCACCGATTCCAACAATATAGACTTGTGTTGCCCTAAATTGACTTTTTATATTATCCTCTGTAATTGTTACATTAGACGATGATGTGTGTTCACATTCAGAAGATATATCCTTGGTGTCTGGATAATGTCGAGGATTGTTTAACTCAATGTGTGTATAATTAAATGATATCGATTTTGATGTATCAACTGGTTTACTTAAATCAAAACTACTCATATTAGACTATATATAAATCAGTTAGATATAGTTTCGTTCTAAATATTATTTTTTTCGTTTTTTATATGGGGAGGCACTTTAATCGTATATTTTTGTACCACATTACTTGTTACTTCATCCTTATCATCAACCATTTGGTCTAATATTTGAACCTTCACTTCATTTGGTTCTCCTTGAACCTCCTCCTCCTTCTCCTCCTCCTCTTCCCCCACAATATCGGCCTCTCCTTCCTCAGCTCCCTCTTGGTCCATCTCATCCTCCTCCTCCTCCTCCTCGTCCTCGTCCTCATCATCATCATCATCATCATCATCATCACCATCACCATCACCAGTACCAGTACCCAGAACTTTACTAAAAACTTCATTTAACTGTTTTATAATTTCGACGACTTCTTCATTGGTGAGTGTTGCTCCAGTTGTTGTTGCTCCAGTTGTTGCTCCAGTTGTTGTTGCTCCAGTTGTTGTTGCTCCAGTTGTTGCTCCATTTGCTGGTTCAGATACCAATTCTTTCATTATTTCTATTATCGAAAGGGGGTCTGCTGCTTCTGCTACTGGTAGTGGTGGTGGTGCTGGTTCAGATACCAATTCTTTCATTATTTCTATTATCGAAAGAGGTTTGGATGCTACTGCTCTTGGTGGTGGTACTGCTACTGGTTGTGGTATTGATGCTACTGGTGGTATTGATGATGCTGGTTTTGATGATGATGATGATGCTGCTGCTACTGGTGACGATGGTGGTGATGATGCTACTGGTGCTACTGATTGTTCTGTAAAACCACTTGTTTGTTTTTCATATTCATTAAAATCAGCACTGTTTATATCCATTAATTTAGAATTATTGTCTTCAATAAATTGTCTATCGACATTTTTATCTTGAGCGATTCTATACGCTAAATCGAAATCAGATTGGGTATTTACTTGCATAACAGTTATTTTGGGACAAATAGTATTACCGAATTCATCCTCTTTTTTACCAGCATAAGTAACAAAATATTGTTGTTCTTCACCTTTTTTTTTTATTATATCACGTTGATTTATAGCACTTCCATCTTTATAGTTACAACTCTCTACTTTTGATAATTCACTAGGTTCAACTAATTCTATCAAATACATAGCTCTGGACTTATTATATTCGCATACAGGATAAGCAGTATTATGTATGTTACCAGAAAAACTAGCAAGTATGTCTTTATATTCTAGTTCTATTGGTTCGAACCCCCGTATGTCAGCATCAACCTTAAACCATTTTGTATTATTTTTAACATAACTAAAAAAATGGCTTGCTCCCGTTTGGTTCAAACTCATACAAGCTGTGCTGGACACAACTGATATTAATTTATCCGTATATTTGGGATAAATACCGGTGTGTTTGGTCGCTTTCAACTTATTATCATTAACATCAATCAACACGAAGTCATTTATAAATGAAATTAATCTATCTAATATATTTTTAGCATCATCAAACCCACCATTGGCTCCTATCTGTATTTCAGTTATGTTAACGTCTCCTAGTTGTTGGGTGTTTTTTAAAAATGCTTTATAACTAGCTTGGTTCCAAACAGTTTTATCATCAATAAATTTCCGTAATTCTTCAATAACTTTATTCCGTTTTACATATAATATATCAAATACGTCGGCATCAACACCTTCTGATGTTTTAAAATTATCAATTTTTTCACGAATATATTTATTTGATAATAATGCGTATAGAGGCGCATTAAGCCAACATTTATTTGTGGTATTATTACTTCCGACTGGAGGTCTCCATGGTTTATTAGGATTAGACATTTATATTATAATTCTATTTTTTTATAGAGGAATGTATTTAAAAAGTGCGTTTTCGTAGATAGTGGCGCGGAAGGTATCATTATATCCTTCGACATAGACACTATCCCCATTGAAAATCTCATCACACCCTAAATCAGAGGTGCAACTGCGTCCCTTCACACTGACGGGTAATTTTGTATTAATGTTTCCGGAAGAGTTTGACATGGTATAATATTGATATTTATCACGACCGGTCGAACTTCTACGACCCATTAAAGGTAAAATCATATCATCTTTTCCCTGTTCTCTGGTTAAAATACCCATTTGGTTATAATTCAGTTCAGGGCCCTGTGTGCTAATATTAATGGGTAAAACAAACCCTTCATTTTTCAAAGGAGGTGCGTTGATATCCGTTAATGGATCAACTGTGCGTGTAGGAATAGGTATTAAATGGGTAGTAGCAACCTCTGTATTAATAGGGGGAGCAATAATAATAGGTTGTGAGAAAGAGGTGGTGGAAGTTTTTTCTAAACTAGGTTTAATGAGATGAGTGTAATACATATAGACGACTGTGACCAATAGAACAAATAATAAGAAGACAGTCATATTCTCAATGCAGAATAGACCAGGAATACAAGTTTTTTTAACTCCACGAGGCATTATTATATTTATATAATAATGCTACACAATAATGTTTACGTAATGAAAAAATTAATAACCTAATACTTTAGGATTCCAATCGGGAGGTCGCTTGTGATCACCATTCATCCAAGCCACCCATTTTGGGCTAGGAATGAGTGTAGTGAAAATACGCATAAATCCAGAAACAATTTGTTCGATAGAACAATTCATTAGGGAAGCCCATTCAGCCCAAGTCTTATAAAGAGTAACTTCTCGACCATTAGCGAATGTATATTTGCCTTTACAACGGTAGCAGCGTTTAATAATTGCGTCGTCCCATTTAATGATATGAAATCCAGATAAAGCATAAAACATGGAATCCAATGGTACAATAAAAAGATTCCAAAAGATATCGATCAATGCCTGTAAATCGATACCTAAAATAGCACGTATTAGAATAAGAGGAAGTTCGATAAAGATTCCGTATAGTAATCCAAACGTCATATCAATAATATAATAACGAGTACATGACCCATTAAGAAATGTTTCAAACTTACTCCAAGAACATTCTGCTAGAATGCCCATAATATAACCCTGATTTTCCCAACCAGTTTTAAATTCTTTCCCAGCACAATTTAAATGGGATGATAAACCGTCTAGCCAATTTTTACCACCAAGAACTAACATAGAAATGGTAGAAAAAAAGAATGCGAATAATCCAGCCCATTTCAGAGCACT